GTTTTGCTATTCCTTATGGGGATTTAGTAGATACTTCTAAACCTAATGGGGAAATAAACTACGACGAGTTAAATAAAACCACATTACAAGATAATATAGAATTTACTAAATTTGAAGAATCAATTAAATCTTTTATTCTTGGAAGATTAGGTTACCCCGTGATTAGGGTTGAGTTAAGTGATTTTCAAATTAAATCAGTAATTGATGAGGCAGTAACTAAACTAGCAAATCATGCTCCTTTTTGGGCAACACAGTTCATATCGTTCAAAACAACTGCTGGAGTCAACATATATGAGCTTCCTAAGTATGTTTTGGATAATGTTCAATATGTTGTATACAAGAAGGATTTGATTGGCGTACCGGGAATGGGACAAAGTTTAGAACAAGATTACTTTTTAAAATATTTCCAACAAAACTTCTTGTTCAACGATTTTAGCATCGGTGAATTTAATCTTCTGCAAATTAGTTTGGAGATGATGAGGAAGATCTTAGGTCAAGATGGTTCATTCGATATAGTAGATAATAAATACCTACAAATCTATCCTGTTCCAGCGACAACCGATCAATCAGTAATCGTGCAGTACAGAGCACTTAATTCCGATACAATTCATCCTGCGTACAAAGTTTTTATACAAAAATATGCACTTGCTCTAGCCAAAGGAGTGCTAGCACAAGTTCGGGGCAAATACAAAACACTTCCGGGACCCGGAGGTGGTGCTCAACTGAATGGCGACTTGTTGGCGCAGCAAAGTGAGAAAGAATTAGAATTGCTTGAAAAACAACTCTTGTCTGAGTTTGAAGAGCCACCTAGCTTTACTCTATACTAATGAATAAAAATTTCAAAACTAATGTCAATATTCCAGAAATAGAAGTTGTTGATACTGACAGCGAATTAAGTTTATTTGATAGAAATAATCCTGATATTAATTTATTTAATTTAGTGGATGAAGAGAATATTCGCTTATCTGGCTCTAAGTTAAATTACTATAAATTCATGTCTTCCAAGGCTCAGTATGATGAAGTGTACATGGAACAAAGAAACAAACCTATCACAAATGCAGGGGTAATTGTATATGGGCATTATGATCCAAAAGTAATAGAGGAACCTTTAAATCAATTTGGGATAAATCTTACAAACGATCAAATATTTACATTTAACAAATCTTATTTAGATAAAAAATTAGGTAGATCGCCAATCGTCGGGGATATCATTGAACCTCATTTTCAGAAAATAAAATACGAAATATTTGAAGTTCAAGAGGATAGTTTTGAATCTTACGGGGTATACCATTACATTTGCACAGCCAAGGTCTTGCGTGATTCTAGCGATGTTCAGACAATGAAACTTTCTGATGTTGCAGATGACATAGGAGGAAGATCCTTATGACAGAGTTCAGCAATAAATTAGAGTTCGTAGAAAGCCAATCTCTACAATATAATGTTTTACCCCCCGCTAGGTCTTCAACTGCGTTTATTCGAGATTTAATAAAAAAATCAAAGTCCAAAAGAACAAAAGTTTCCTTTGTCTACAAAGAACTACTCAGATCTGTAATTAATACTTTTTCTGATTATTCAATAATAAATGATGAAGAACAGGTAACTGGGGTAAAGTGCATTTTCGCAAATCCTGAGCGTGCTGTAGCAAAATTAACACAAGAAACAAATTTAATCCTCCCGATAATTTCCATTAGCCAACCTAGATCTAAAAAAGACAACAAGCGGCAAAGATACGGACCTAACATTTATTACGAAAAATATTGGGATGAGAAAAAACAACGGGCTATTCGTGTCGTTAGTTTGGTTGATTCTCCGATTGAGGTTGAATATGAATTAACTGTTTGGGCAAAGTACAAAAATGATTTAGATCAAATAACAGAACAAATTCACTTACACTTTAATCCAGATATATCAATTACAACAAACACTTCAAATGTAATTAAATTGTTTTTATTAGAGGAAGCGTCTGATTCTGATTTGGTTTTATCTGATAGAGAAGACAGAATTTTAAAACGGGTTTTTACCCTCAACGCAAGCACATATGTTCCTAGCCCGAAGTTCTTGGTAACATCGACAGGTAAGATAGAAGAGTTTAATTACGAGGTGGAAGTAACCAAGAGGATAGTATGATCAAAGGTCTTATTGAAATTTATAAAGACGATGGTAACTCGATAGAAAAGATTTACAGTGATAATAATTTAATTACTGTAGGACTTGGATATAGTCTTGCATCTTTTTTTGAAACACAAGAAGTAAATAGAACTATTGACGATTATCAGATCGGATTTTTTCAAATAGGGTCAGGAACAGTTGATTACAGAGATCAACAAACATCAAATGTTCCTTGCTTTTATCAAATACAAACCCCAGTTGCAGAATCTTTGTTAGGTACTGATTTAGATATAAATATTTACAATTTAAAGTTTTTACTTAAATCCACATCATTCTCTAGAGCAGCTTATTCATCTTCTTTAGACATGGATCTATCCACGGGAAAAAGAGATTTTTTAGAAATTTTACCATCTCAAAAAATTAATAATTTGGATGGGTCAATAACTCATAAACTTATTTTAGAGAAAAATCTAGCTCCCAATGTATCGATAAAAGAGTTAGGTATTTTTATAAAAAACCCGGATTCAGGATACAAAATAGACAGACCAATGTTGGCGGCATACAAAGCCCTTAGTACCCCAATAGTTAAAAATACCAATTTTAAGTTAATTGTAGATTGGACTATTTATTTTAAAGATTAAGTATATTTTTAAAATATTTCTAAAAATATAAGTTGAAGCCTAATAAATATTATAGGTGAATTATGAAAACACTAATTAATGAATCTCTACAAAGTCTGCAAGTTTGCATCTTAGCTCCCGGAACAAATCTATTTAAAAGAATTCCCCCTCGCGGGAGATTAGTAGTAAGAGATGATCAACTTAGTGAGATGGCAATGAATCTCGCTAAGAGAAAGTTAATTAAAATAGTGAGTACTCCTGATTTTGCTGTGGCACAAGTCAGCAAGAAATAACTTTGAGGTAAATTATGGCAAATTATGTTTCTCCCGGTGTTTATACAATAGAAAAGGATATTTCCGAGTATCCAGTAGCAAACAATTCATCTATTGTTGGTTTGGTTGGTTTTGCCGACAAAGGGCCAGTCAATAAAGCAACATTAGTGACATCACAGCAAAATCTAGTTCGTATTTTCGGTGACCCTAGCGAAGATATCCCCGGACAAGCTTTGGAAGGTGCGCTAGAAATATTAGAAACAACTAGATCAGTTTATTTCGTTCGTGCAGCAGGAACATCCGCTGCTGAAGCATCCGCTTTGGTAAGCATCGGATCTTGCCCCGCCGTAGTTGTTTCTGCTAATAGCTTTGGTAAGAATAATCCTCTTTACTTGTCTGTTCAGGTAAAAGACGGAAATGGAACGAACCAATTCGTAACCCCAAAACAATACGCTATTCCCGCTAGCACGGTAACAACCACTGCTACAGATGCTCAATTCTTGGCACTTACCCAAGTAATTGGAGGATCTTTGGATTCAGACAAGATATCAGTACAAAAGGATTCCAATGGTGCGGTTTACTTGGTTGGAGCGTTCGCTGGATCTGGTGCTAGTATCTTAGTATCAGCCTACTCCAATGCAACATACACTACGCCAATTGGATCAGCCCTTTCAGTACCGTTCTACACTTCTACAGTTGCTCTACCCACTGCAACCACGGTAGGGTCTTCGGTTCAAGTTTTTGGTGGAACAGTTGTAAATACTGATTTTGGATACTTGGTAAACTCGCTATACTCTGGTGCTGGGTATAATTTAACCACTAACGCAGACGGCACTGTAAAAGGTAATTCAATCGAAGTCGATGCTTTAGGAAATTCGAAGTTTATCCTACAAGTTAATCAAAACGGCGCTCAACTAGAGCAGTTCAAAGTTGATCTAACCTCCTCATTGTTCATAGAAGACTATATCAATGTAGGAGAATCTAATGCCAAGTCGGAAATTATAAAAGCTTATCTATCACGGTCAACTTCAACAGATGTTGATACTGATGGCTACTCGGCGTTCACAGCATCATTGAGTGAAGTAACAGATTTGCCAACAGCTACTAAAGTTACATTTGGTGGGTTCCTTGCTGACACTCGTGCTTTAACTGGAACAGGAACTACATCAGGTACTGGATTGTCTCACCAAAATCCAAAGTTCTTGAAGTTTGTAGAAGGAACTTACAATTTAACTAACGGTCATAGTGGATATCATCCCACAGATAATGATGTTAATTCAACTGCAATTATCGGAGATCCTTCGGACACTCCAAAGAGTGGAATATATGCTCTCGATTACGACGATTTGAACATATCTATCGCCGCAGTCCCTGACATAAATACTCAAAGCGTTCAAAATGCTTTGATTACTTTAGCAGAAACTTCTCAAAACTTCTTGGCCTTGGTATCTCCTCCATATGGAACAATCAATACCCCTCAAGAGGCTATTGAGTGGTCAAATGGTCGTGCTGAAACAAGAACTGCGGCCATCAATAGTTCTTATGCAGCAGTGTACTGGCCTTGGGTAAAAGTCTTTAGTGTTGCAGATGGTGAAGACAAATGGTACGACCCCGTAATATTTGCAGCAAGACAAATGTGCTTCACAGACTCTGTAGCAGACACTTGGTTCGCTCCTGCGGGTTTCCGTAGAGGTAGACTAACCAAACCAACCCAAGTGGAAGTTGATTTGAACCAAGGAGATCGTGATTCCCTATACAGTGGTGGAAATGTAATAAACCCAATCGTTAATTTCCCCCAAGCTGGAATCACCATCTTTGGTCAAAGAACTACACAAAGA